CTAAATTGTCGGCTATGTCTCTGTGGCTTTTTGAACGAGGTAGAGAAAGCGGTTCTTTTATAATTGATGTAATTCAAGCAAAGGGTCAATTTATGAAAGGTGCTCAGAAATTCAAATCACAAATCAGATTTGATTTTACAATTTTTATGGAAACATTCTGTAATTATCTTGAAGGTAATGCACAAACAGTTATTGATTACTTGATGCCAGGAAAGAAAGCTTTAGAGGTAGAGCGAGAAGCATTTGATTATCTGAAAAAAAACAAAGAAAAGACACTGAAGGATTTCGTACAAGAAAACATTCCACCTCATATATATACATCATTTCTTGGTATGTCAATAGAGTTAGCATTACGAGATCAGAGCGAAGCTCAATTGATAAGAAAAAGAATTTATGAAATGGCAGAAGAACGAGAAAAAGAATCGGGCAAAGGAATTTATCTGACAACAGAAGGGAAAGCGACGTCTAACATTAATGAATCGAATAACAAACCAAAGGTCGAAGAAAAAGAAAGAGACAATGGGAAATAAAGAAACTACTTATTTCAAATGTGATATTTGTCAAGGGTATCATCCCGAATCTGAAAAGGAAGTTGTCGTGATTAAGTTAATAAAGAGTAAAAGCTGTTTAATACTGAACAATACTATTTTTAATAACGAACCTAAGCTGATTGAAAATGAGCTAAAAACAGAAAAATCTGGTGATTTATTTGCACATAAAGAATCAAAAATAGAAGAACAGAAAAACGTGTACGATCCAGCAGATCCGCATTTTGTAAAATTACTTAATGCAGACGAATTGGCTGCAGAAAGAAAAAAGAAAGTTATTCCACCTCAGTTTGCAGCAATGATGATACCATCTACTGATCCACAGTTTGAGACTAAGGGTGCTAAGATAATTAGAAGAATTCCTTGATTCTTTGATAACATAAAATGAAGAGAAGACCACCTAGAAAGCAGCTTATCAAAGCAGGTAAAGCTGCTAGAGAGATTCTTCAAGAAAGAAAAATAATACTGCCTCCAGAACAGAGTGCTGTAAATAAAATCCAAAACACAAAAGGCTCACCAATTCTGCCAGGAATACCCGCATACATACCATACCCTTGGACGATTAATGCAGCAAGGAGAGTTGTTCGTGATCTAGGTAGGTCCTGGTTAGAAGAAATAAAGGATTCTGACAAAAGAAAAACTGTTGGTGTTGAATTTTTTAAATATATCCTTGAAGGGTTGAATCGCCCGAAGAGTAAGATTAGTATTCTAATTACAGAGACTGCAGAAAGAAAAGAATATGACATGAAATATCTTAGCAGAAAAGAAACTATCGATGCACTTAGACGATTCATGGTTGATTGTTTTGCGATTGCAGTAATTGTCAAAGCACACGACGATGTAGCAGAATTTCTTGAGTGGTTTTTACAGTGGAGTGAGTCGTTGTTGAATCTTTGGCCAGCTAATATTAGAAACATTGACGGATGGAAAGACATCAAGAAAAACGACAGTGATAAAAAAAATAACAGTATCATTCAAACCACAGCAAATACCGATAGATGACGTTGACATTGACTATGAAAGTGATATTGATAAAAGTATCGACATAGAGCGTCTCATTCTAAATCTTAAGGATATTAATGAGGTTCAGCTATTACTACTTCGTTTTATTGGTTATGACTATAAAGAAATAGCTGACATAATGAATTTTAAAAACACGGGAGAATATTACGTTCTTTGGAGAAAATTACGAGAAGATATCATAAAACTAAGGATAAAATGAGTATAATTTATAAAGTATCTAATGGCTGATAATGGAAAAAAAGTGACTATTCCAATGGGTTTTTCTCCCTCTGACCCTAAAGAAGTCGTAAAGTTCCAAGATGAATTGATCCAAAAATCAGAAGTGAGTAGAGCAAGAGGGTTTGCATTTGAAAGAAGACAACGTCTTCCTTATCTAATACAGAAAGGTTTAGCGAAGCCAGGGACAATAAGTTATGATATTCTAAGAAGAGCATCTATATCTGTACATGTTGCTCGCATTTGTGTAAATGTTCTAAAAGAGAAGATAACTAAAACTGATTGGACTATTAAACCAATTGATCCTTTACAGAAGACTGATGAAGGAAAAATTAAAAGAGTCGAGGCATTATTTAAAAAACCAAACAATAACAGTGAAACGTTTCGATCGCTTCTTGATAAAATATTAGAAGACCTATTAGTTTTAGATGCTGTGGCAATTGAAAAAACTAGATTTGACAACGGTGAATTAGCAGAACTACACCACGTTGATGCTGCTACAATTAGACCAGTATACGATGAACACGGGAATCAAGACGTTATTGTTCCTCTTCTAGGAGCAGATGGTAAAAGTAGAGAACTTCCAGTTTCTTATGTTCAGGTTCTTGATGCAAACCCCTATGGTGGAAGAGAAGCGGGTCAATTAGTGGGAGCATGGCCCAAAAAAGATTTTATATATTTTCACATGCATCCACAAGGTAACATGGGGTCATTTGGTTTTGGGTTGTCTCCATTAGAGTCTGTAATTGGTGTCGTGTCTGGGATTCTTAATGCAGATAATTTTAATGGCACGTATTTCGAAGAAGGGTCGTTTCCTCCGATGATTATTCAATTAAAGCAGAACATGGATGTTAGAGAGCTTCAAGCGATGAGAGAGTATTTATATAATGAACTCGAAGGTAGATTTCATCGTCCAGCCATTTTTGGGGGAGAAGGAGATATAGAAATAAAAAGTCTTAAAGATATTTCTCAAAGAGACATGCAATTTATGGATTATATGAAATTCATGGCTAATCTTCTTGCTGCTGCATATGGATTATCTGGACAGGACATTGGTCTTACTGAGGATATTGGTTCGAAAAATGTCGCTGAAACACAAAAAGATTTATCTCAAGCAAAAGGGTATGGTTCAATTTTACATCTTCTTAAAGAGATATTCAATAGAGAAATATTGTGGAACGATTTTGGTTTCACAGACTTAGAATTTGATTGGGTTGCACCAGATACCACGGACCCAAAGACTCTAGCAGATACTGTCGATATAAGGCTTAAGAATGGGACGATGACTATAAATGAAGCAAGACAGGTACAAGGTGAAGAGCCATATGGTGAGTGGGCTGATATCCCAATGATTCAGACTGCAAATGGATATACTGCAATTGTTGCACCAGAGGAAGAAGAAACAGTACCGAATAAAAATCAAGTAGAGAACAATCCAGTCGTCTCTGATTCTAAAGAAGAAAGTGATGTACATGTAGCAAAATCTATTCAGTCGACGGATGGTGTCTATGAAGTTTATGTCGATGATAGAGGTGTCTCACAACCATTTATTTTCTATAATGTAATTACTGGAGATGGAAGAGTAATCAAACCGCCAGTGGCAGTGAATTTGGACTCACAGAAGCTTGAAGAAGAATGGACACATAAGCTGTTTAAAGAAGAGCATAGGGTTGTTCCAGTGTCTCGTGTTTCTGAACGAGATATTTTTGATAAAGTATTAACGACTTCAGAACTTAAAACAGAATTTAACAAATACCAAATAATGAGTTCTGAATATGACTCAAAGAAATGGAGTACAAAATATGGTCGTTCTAGGAAATATCCATATTATATTGTGAGTAAATATGTCGAGGGAAGAAACTTAAAAGATCAACTTTTGATCGAGGACATGAAACGAGTGCCCGGTGATTATGAGGGTGCTATTAAAGATTTAGTTGATCTATGGAAGATGGAGAAAACTTATGTTTTGGGGGATAGACGTGCAGATCAATATCTAATTACTCCAGATAAAAGAGCATGGGGTTTTGATTATCAATTTGTGGGAAATAAGGTTAGATATGATGGGACGAAAAATGCAATATCAAAAGCATTAGAACAGGTTCCAGACTTACAAAAACTATTTATTGCTGGGATTTCTGGAGAGACTTTAAAATCTAGGATAATGAAAAGGTTGCGAATAAGAAAAGAAGATTTACAACCAATTTCTGTACGATTTGCGACATTCCCAAATTCAGAAAAGAAACCTCTATTGTTTGGTGAACTATTAACTGGCCCTATTTTTAAAGAAAAAGTGGTTGAATTATTTTCGAAACAGTCTATTTCTTTGTTATTAAAAGCTGGATTCAAGGAGAATTCTTTCTTCTATAATTTCGAGGCAGCAGTCAAATCTCTGAAAACTATTATCGATAAGAATCCTAAAGCCTGTGGGGGTATAATTACTCAGGAGGATATAGGTGGAGTCAAATACTTTGTATACGTCAAAGAATAATCATGGGAGGAAATCTAATATCTAAAAAAGACGGCGGTCTGCCTGGCACTCAGAATGATTTTATTGCTAATGGGGTATTAGATGAGAATGGTCAACTAGTGTCTCCACAGATAGAAAATAACTTCACGTCAAAATTAGACTATGATGTATCAAATAATTTGATCTTTATCGGGAAAGGAGAGATTGGTTCATCGACGATAGATGCTGTTTGGCAGATAAAAAAATTGACATATG